TAGTAGGTGGTTTCGAGGAATTGAGGTCCCTTCATCAAACCATAAGTACCCTTGAGTCAACCTATTCCATTCATCATCCGTTGAACATCCGAACACCAATCATCAAGGAACAACCTATGTCCTTCATCAGATTCCCGCTAGCCCTCAAGGATCACATCCAATCCTCAATCCATTGGTATGATCCATCCATCAAGGTATCCTTCACGGAATTCAACGATCCCTCCACCAACACACCCATGGTTGATATGGAGTATGATCCAACCCAAATCCCAGAGGATCAGGTTCAGAACATTCTTCAATGGGTCAAGAGGAAGTCACAAGAAGCCATCCATCCACGGTCAATCGACTTCCCCTACCTACTCAATGAAGATCAATTGAAGGCTGTCATACTCATCCTTAATACACTTGGATATCATCACAGGATCGAGATTGACACCAATACTAATCCCTTCATGACACACATCACCCTGTTCTGATTGATCATAAGTACACGATGAGCTGCTAACCATCAAGCAGTCAATCGAGGTTTCATCCACTGAACCAGCGTAGCGAATCGGTGGAATCCAAACATCAACAATAGGAACTCATGACATGAACTCCACAATCGATCAAGAACTACTTGTCCTCCAATCCACCGTCAAGGAACTTCAATCAACCCTTGCCATCCGTGAATTGGAAATCATCAAGCTGAAGGTTGACATGAGTGAGCTTCAAGACGACATGAATGCTCTCATCCATATGAATGATGAACTGGCACGGTCAGCACTTCAAACGATCAAGCGTGTGGAGAACTTGTCATGAAACTACACCTAAGCCAACAGGAACAGGATCGACTTCAGGTCCTTCTTGTTCTTCAATCTCACTTCATGGAATCTCTTAAGGAAGCCTACAACGATATCAAGGTCATCACTAACCGCCTTGAACAGTGGGAACAGGAGATTCAGTCGATCATTGAGGGAAGCAGATGACAGATCGTCTCAAACCAAAGGATGCGCCTAAGACGCTTGACAAGCAGTGGTTCGATATCATCGTTGCCTCCCTCCCCTCATCAGGTTCCTTCCTATCCATGACGGAGAAGGAGGGGACCACAGCCGCATACCTGCTTGGCATCCAGCACGCCATCAACGCATTCAGAGTCATCATCAAGGAGTAGATCATCATGAGCATGTGGAGAATGAGTCGAATCCGACGCGGCTTCCAGAAGATGGGTGACAAGATCCTAGGCAAGAAGAATGAGAACTATGAAGACCTGAAGGCTGATGCGTTCGAGAAGAGAGCACAGGCCAATGACAAGTTCAATCTTCAGATGCAGGCACTAGGTACTCAATCAGCCCTTGATCGATTCCAAGAGTCCCTGAACTCATGGCTTGATCAATCCACCCTTGATTCCACTCCACAAGGATCAACAAGGGTCACTGACTATACGGGCCTTCTTGATGGCGAGAATCCATTCCAATCAAGTGTGGAGAAGACAGGCCGTCAAGCCAACCCCAATCAACCATCCCTTGCTGCCATGCTAGGAACCTTCTATGGGGATATCAATGCAAGCAAGGTGAACTTTGCAGAAGCCAGTAGGCCAAAGCGAACAGACTACCAAACCCTTGTTGAGTATGAACAAGCAGAACGCCTATGGAGGCAGCGCTATGGCCGATAAGCCGTCAATTGAACAAGTAGGAACATTGAAGCAGGAGTGGGGTAAGCTGGAAGGGAACAGGAAACAAGCCCTTGAGCGTGCAAGGAAGGTCTCACAATACACCCTTCCATACGTGTGTCCTCCAGCCAATCAGAATCCTGATACGGTCACATCAAGCAGTGGGTTCTCATCCTTCTGTGCACAAGGTGTCACCAACCTGGTCACCAAGCTGAACATTGCACTCTTCAGACCATCCAAGCCATTCTTCCGTCTGACACCAACAGCCAGTGGTATCCAGAAGATCATTGACAAACATGGTGAAGAAGCAACATCCATCATTGACAAGATGCTTGCTGAACGTGAAGAAGCATCCATGGAGCAGTGGAACAAGAGAGCTGATTCAACAGTCATTCTTGCTATCCTTGAAGGTCTAGTAGTGACAGGGAACGTGATTGTCTTCAAGGATGATGAACATGGCCGTGAGAAGTACCGTGCCATCAACCTTCAGGACTTCGTGATTCAACGATCACTATCAGGACTGATCACCAAACTCATCATCCGTGATACGGTGACTGTGGGTGAATTGGATCAAGACACCCTGAAGAAGCTACCCAAGGAGATGAAGGAAGACCTATCAGTCCCTGTATCCCTCTTCAGTGGATGGGCATTCACAGGTGTCAAGGATGGCCTGTACACCTACTCAATGACACAGGATGTTGAAGAAGTCAATGTCTACAAGTCCAAGAAGGACTCAACAGAAGATGAAGTCCCTTGGTTCTTTGTTGGTGGACGGAGAGCACCCAAAGCCACCTATTGCAACCCACTGATCTACCCATCAATCAGTGATATCATTGTCCACCATGAGCTATCAGAAGCCATCGTCAACGGATCAATGGATGCGGCCAATTTCTTCTGGATGGTTGACCCTGATATGGGAGCCCATGTTGAGGATATTGAATCAGCACAGATGGGTGACGTAGTGAATGGCAAGAATGGTTCAGTCCAAGTCATGTCAACTGGATCAATCAACACAGTCCTATCCCTTCACCAGATGCGTCAGGAACTGGAGAGCAAGCTATCCAAAGCATTCCTTCAGACCATTGACGCCATGCAGGTCAAGTCCAATATCACTGCAACAGAAGTAAGAGCCATTGTTCAGGAACTTGAACGAGTCTATGCGGGTGTCTATGCTGAACTAGCACATAGCCTTCAACTCCCACTAGCCAAACGACTGATGAGTTCAGCAGGATTCGCCCTTGACGGATCAATGGAACTAACCATCCTGACTGGTATGGATTCCATGTCACGCCAGACAGACCTAGACAACCTGAACGCATGGGCAAGCGCACTAGCCAATGCCGCACAAGTCAAGTCAATGGTAGATCAACTCCTAGCACCAGAAGGGAAGGTGATTGACCTTGAAGAGATCAATAGGATCATCAGTCTAGGTACAGATGCACCTACAGCCGCTATCATTGTTGATGCACCAGCACCACAGCAGCCGCAAGAACCACCAATGCCTGAAGAGGAACAGTATGCAAGTCCAATCCAATCAGCCTGAACAACCTCAGGCTTCTCAAGAACAACCTGAAGTGAAGGTCCAAGAGCAACCCAAGGAACCTGTTCAGCAACCACAACCCAAACAGTTCACCCACCAGAACCCAATGGTTCGTATGGCTGTCAATACACTGGCTCAATCAGGATTTGACCCAAATGATCCACTAGTCCAAGACGCCATCAATGGGAATACTGCGGGTCTAGCCCGTGTCCTGTATCAACAAGGGATCAAGGGTGGATGGGATGTCATCGAAGCCCTTGACGCAAACCACAAGCAGCAACAGGAGTTCCAATCATTCCAGAAGCAATCCAGTGAGTATCAGCTTCAGGAAGCCATGGGTGGGAAGGATCGTTGGGGTGCTATTCAGGAATGGGCCATGCAAGCTGGTTCACCTGAAGAGGTAGAACAGGTCAAGCAGGACCTTGCAGCAGGTGGACGGACAGCACTACGGACAGCACAGTGGCTTGAGACCATGTTCAATGCAGCAGGCGGTCAAGTGAAGGGTGTTGAACCAAAACAGGAGCAACAACCCATCAATCCAGCATCCATGCAACCACAACAGGTCAAGACGTATTCACCCAAGGAGTTCCGCAAGGAGCTTCTACGGATTCGGAATACTCAAGGACAAGCAGCAGCAGAAGCATTCTTCCTGCAGCACAATCCAAATTGATCATAAGTACCAACATGGGGGTTGACAATCTGTTGACCCCATTTGTCAATTCTCAATACAACCAATTGGAAGAGAGAAACACATGTCATACAAAGACTACACCACTGTTCCTTCAACCCGTGGTGCAATGGCCACCGATGCCATCACCGATGCCAAGCGGACCGAACTAGCCCGTGCACAAATCCTAGCTGCTGTTGAGCAAGATATCGAAGCCAACAGTATTCTGGCTGGTAAGGTTAATTCCCAGAAGGTGATGGGTAGCAACCGCGTTCAATCCTTCAAGGTTGACGGTGGCAAGGTAGAGGGCCATAACTCCACGACTGGCAAGTTTGTCCAAGGTTCCGCTATCACTGTTGACGATACGGTTGCCAAGATCGATCAGATCAGCATCCTGCGTACTTCAGTCCCGTTCCTCGACGGCAAGCAATCCCCCTTCGCTCATGAAGCTGTCATCAGTGAGCGTATTCAGGGTCTGATGGGCGCTTACATCGATGAAGTGTATGCTCTACACGCTGCCAAGGTTGCCACTGGTGCTGCTGGTCTGAAGGAGACCCTGACTGGTGCCGCTACCAAAGAGAACCTACTGGAAGCCATCAATAGCGCCTCTGGTCGGATTTGGGAAGCTTCCCGCCGCAACGTTGCTGGTGCCACTGTCCTACTGTCACCCCGCAACTTCACCATGCTCCGTATGAATGAGCAAGCGATCAATCGGGAATATGTCCTAGCCGACGGTACCCCTGCTGCCATGGACTACCTGAAGCTGTTTGGTATGGATGTATTCGGTATGAGCAACTTTGCTGCCGTTGCCCAGAACCTAACCAACCACAACGTTGCCGATCTGAATGGCGACTATAGCAAGGTCCTAGCGATCATTGTTCCGAAGGATGCCATCCTGTCTGGTGACCATGGTGAACCTGAAGTTCATATCTGGGATGACCAAGAGAAGCTGGTGACGTTCTATGACGTTCGCTATGCCTTCGGTGCAGGTATCAAGAACAAGAACCGCGTGGCCGTTGTCCTAGCCAAGTGATAGGTTGAAGTAGTATCCCAAGAGGGCTCTACCCTAAGTAAGGGTTGGAGCCCTTTGTCGTTTGTGCGTATCCCAAGGAGGAGAATGATCCCATGCGCCAATCAATCAATGATGTCTTCAACACAACCCTAGCAGCCAAGGGGGAGCAAGCGGCAACAGAACAAGAGATGCGGGATCACGCTGCCTTCCCCTCATTCATGATTGCCCTTGAGGATGCAAAGGCAGAACTCCTATCCAAAGGATGGTGGTTCAACACCACGGTCTATGAACTCGTCCCTGATATCCATGGAATGATCACCAAGCCAGACAATGTCCTAGTGGCCAATCCCATTCCATCTTCAACCAATCAAGTCTTCATTGGCAATGCCCTGATCAACAACCTATCGGGTGAACCTGTTGACAAGCCAACAAGGGTTGAGTGCTTCCTTGATCTTCCACTCGAACATCTTCCTCCATCAGCCTATGCAGTAGTCAAGTACACTACCGCCATCGTATCAGTAGGGAACCTATTGTCATCAGGTGACTTGACGATCTACCTTGACCGACTGAAGAGAGCAGAAGCAACCCTCTATGCAGAGAATACCCGTCAACGGGGTTCCAATAGACTTCAATCAAATCCACGTATCCGAACCCTGTACAGGAGCGTATTCTGATATGAGCGTTCATAGCGGCTTAATCCACAATCCAACAGTGGGAATCGTCCAAGGTGACGACTACCCTATTGGTGCAGTATCAGAAGCAAGGAACATGGTTGTCTCTGGGACTGAACTGGTTCAACGAGAACCTTCAGTGTACTTTGAGAGTACTAGTGGCAAGGGGTACATTGGATACGTTGATCCGAACAAGGCACCACTGCTACACACTGTCACCAATGGGAAGGTTGAGACCTATGGTACGAATACATCACCTGTAGTAGTCCATACGCCAATCCAAGGTCTGTATGTCCACAATGGCAATGAGTATTGCATCACCTATCAACCCAACAGACCTAATCAGATTGGTATTCTGACACCACTTGAACGTCAAACGGACCGATCAACCGCATGGCTTCGGGTCCGTGAGACACCCCCGTCTGGGACGTATACACTGGAGATTGAAGCAGCAGCGGGTGCCCTTCGACGCAAGTACACGATCAATTTTGAGATCAATGGGCCAGATACCATCACCACACCAGTAGTCTCAATGGCAGATGTCCCTAAGACCATTGGTGAAGGTGAGAACAAGAGGGTCAATCCTGAGTACGAAGCTATCTGGCTTGAGAGGAATGCACTGCGGGATGCTGAACTTGCGGTGAAGAGAGCTGCTGCACAGAAGTCAATCTCACTTGAGGCTATAGCATCTTTGATCTGTAGCAAGATCGCAGACAGTGGGTACAAGAAGGACCCCGTGACACGGATCGATCCCCCATACGTGAATTTCAGTGGCAACAACGTTCACCTGAATCTCAAGTGGAGTGATGGGATTCCTTCAGTCCGATTCATCAAGGCCCCATACTGGTGTGATGTCCTGAACAATGGTGAAGGATCAAAGAACAATCTTCCACAGACAGGTCTTGAGGGATTTGAGTATGAAGTGGGTGGTGGTCTTCGGTATCGGTACAAGAATGCTTCAGGGTGGGAAGAAATCCCAGGAACCCGTCTCAAGAATACTGTTCGACGGGTCAATATGCTCACTGGTGACGAGGAAGACCTATTGTTCAACCTTGATCCATTCGAGAAGAATCAATACATTGCCATTGACAGGAATGCAACCCTAGTGGGTCTGAACAAGAGGAACCTGATCCATAGCAAGATTGGTGGTGTGTTTGTCTCAACCACAACCAATCCACTGCTATACGGACCAGTATCCAAGAACACTCGTTCGAAGGCAGATGGAATCATCGTGTCTGGAGTGAGCAAGCATGCTTGGCTTGATGATGATGGGGTCTTAATCTCCACAGGATCGGGTTCAAAGTTCTATGAGTTCGGAAGTGACCGTGTTGAGACCATTGCTACTGGTGATGTTGATTTGGGGTTCAGGCTGAATGGTTCGTTCTTCATCATCCGTAAGAACCAACTGGAAGAGTACCAGAAGGGTTCTTCACAGGAATGGGAGAAGACTGGTTCAATGACACTACCCAACACCCCCAGCAAGGTCTTCAGGGTAGTCAATGGAGTTCTATTGGTCGATGGTTCTGCATACCTCTTCACTGGGAAGTTACTAACTGGACCAATGACCTTCAGGAATGTTGATGTCACCAATCTACGTCAATGTCATGGTGTCGGAGTATCAACACCATTCCAAACACCCAACACCAAGGGATCAATGGTATGGGGTATTCTAGGATATTCTCCATATGACAATGATGTTGTGTTTGGTGATGTTGTTCAACCTATTGGAGGCCCTCAACCACAGACAGCCAATGATGTTGACTACACCACAATCAAAGGACCGAACAAGCTGTTCATTGGAACCAAGACCGTCGGTCTCTACACCATTGATACCAGAGTAGTCTTCAGGCCACCACTACTGGGCGAGGTCTTCTCACCCACAAGCAAGCATGTCGTTCAACAATGGAGTGTGAACTATGTCCCTGATGGTGGTGTGACAATTGGATCAATGGTCAAGGGTCAGGTACGGAATCAACGATCATTCACCCAACCACGTATCCAAGTCACTCATGGGATTGGAGTGTCTTATGAGAACCTTCAGGGGATTGTTCTCACCCAACCCAAGACACAAGGTGAACCAAAGCCCTTCAGTGTTGGTCCACAATCCATCAAGGTTCAGGTGAACAACAATTCTTCCTTCAGTCAATGGAGTCAACAATGAGTTTCTTCAAGCCAATCCTGAATTTCATAGCACCTTCATTGAATGCAAGGGAGAATGCCAAGACGGCCAACAAGGCCTCTGAACTGGCTGCTGACATTCAACGGGAGAAACAGCTTCAGGAAGCAGAAGTCACCCGATCCAATGCAGCATTGAATTCCATTGCATCCGAGACACGTTCCAAGGAGCTATACCGTCAACAGCAACAGGCCATCAATCTCATTCAACGGAATGAGATTCTTGAGGCCAACAAGGATCGTTCAGACTATGATCGTGCCATCCAGCATGCCTTCCTTCAAGGGGCTGACTTAACCACCCTATCATCGGCAGGGTATCTTCGGTATCAATTGGCCAACATCCAAGCCTCTGAAGGGAACAATCCCTATGATGCACAAGAGGCTATCAGTGCAGTCAAGCAGGCTTCTGCATCCCAGAACCAACAGATGAAAGCCAAGCTGATTGATGTTGACTATGGTACTGTCAAGGGTGAGAAGATGAAGACAGGTAGTGCACTGGAAGCCCTAGGGATGGATGTTGGACGAGGGGTTGCCGCCTACTACACCAATGGCCAATCCCTTCAGTATGACAACATGCTTGGATTCAATCAGAAGAATGCACAAGCCAATTCCCTCTTCAGCCAAGCCAAGAACTCCATCAATAGTAGTAAGTCTGGATATCTTGTTGACAACAGTGCAGACTTCAGTGGAGCATTCAATGCTGCCTTGAATCTCTACTTCTCCAAGAAGGAATCGGACAAACGGAAGGAGCTAGGTAAGCAGCGGGAGAAGCAATCCTCTGTTGAACAAGATTCGTCCAAGACGCTCAAACGCAAATCCAAGTGAGGATATGAAGATGGTAGACGTAACTCGGGGTACTCTACTCCAACAATCACAGAATACGGTCATTGGATCGGTTCAGGAAGAACGGGGACTCTCTTCACTGGAGAAGATGTTCGATGTGGCCAACAAGTATGCCTACAATCAACACAGGCAGGAGAGGGAAGCTACAGCAGCCCTAGAGGGCATGCAGATGGCTGCTGTAGGTGAGACCCTAACCAACATCAAGGCAGGGACACCTCTGGCCGATACCATCATGAACATTGATGCACGGGCCAAGCAGGCGGAAGCCTACTACTCAAAGATCAAGGCCGCTGAGATCACATCAACCGTATGGCAAGAGAACGCAGAAGCCCTTGCAGACAAGACCCCTCAAGAAGCCACCACACTGGTCTATCAGCTTGTCCGTGAGAAGGCCCAGAAGGTAGCAGGTGATGACAATGAGACCCTGAATACCCTCATGGTGGCCGCTACTCCAACAATCTCCCAGATGTACGGAGCACAGGCAACTGCATATGCTCAACGCGTCCAGAAGAAGTACAATGAAGCCCAGCAAGCCGATATTGTCCAGAACCTTCGTGGTAGGACTGTTGCCCTTGAGAATCTCAAGAAGGACCCGAACAACCCCGCTGCGATTGCTGCCGCCAAGACATCCAATGAGAACCTCATGCTGACCCTTGTTCCTGATCCGAATATCCCCAACGAGGTCTGGCAGGAGAACGTCAAGGTTGCAATGGGTCACTTTGCCACTATTGCAGGGACAACCAATCTTGATGGTTCATACAATGGTATCCGTGAGTTCAATGACTTCATGGATTCTCCTACCTTCAAGGCTCTTCCTGTGTCTCAACAGGATGAGTACCAGAAGATGCGGGATCATGCGGAGAAGGCAATCATCCAGAACCTTCCACCTGAGATGGCTGAGGCTGAGATCAGGCTGAGAGCACAGGCACAGGAAGGAGGGAAGGAGAGTGCTGAACAATACAACAAGCGTCTTCTTGAGTATGATCAATACGTCAGACAAGCAATGGGATTGCGCAACAACGGACCCATCAATCAGGATCAACGCCAGACACTTGTCATCAGCAAGCAGCATGCTTTGAGGAGTGAACAGGAGAAGATCGAGAATCGACGGCTTGCTGAACGGATGGCTGCAACGAGGAGTCTACCAGACCTCCAACGGTTCCAGAATATCCTAGAGAAGCCCGAAGCAGTCCTTGCTAGTGGGATTGAGGACGGGGAATCGGCACAGAAGCTGTTGATTGAGAGTGGGATCACCCCGAACTTCGTTGATCCTGACAACCCGTCCTTCAATGTCACGATGAGAACCCAGGCTGCTGTTGTGGATGCACTTCCAATGGGCAAGAGACAGTTTGCCGCATTGACCGAAGCCGTTCGGAGACCCGACATCGACCCCCAACACAAGGAGGATATGACGAGGAAGCTTGCACGTGCAGCAGAGAAGATCACTGTGATTCATGGTCCAGGGAAGGCAGCAAGGATCATTGGTGATGACTATGGTGTACTCATGGGGGCTTTGGATGACATCAAGGCAGGGAACATTGCTTCTGCCGCTTGGAAGATATCCAATCCGAAACCTGTTGAACAGAACGAGAAGAACAACAAGCGATGGGCAATGGCAACTGAGAATGCACGCCAGAACTGGATTGCCAACAAGTTTGGTTTGTCTCGTGCAAAATACTCAAGCGACCAATTGGATTCCATCCGTCCACAGATTGAAGCAAGGATTCATCAAGTTCACAGAGACTTCAGGTATGAGGACAATGAAGAAGGATGGAGCCATGCCTTTGATCACGTGATGGGGGACAGTGCACCAGCATATGGCATTGACAATTCAGTCATCATTGGCAAGAGTCTTCACATGAAGGCTATCAATCAATACCACGAGAAACAACAAGCAGCCATCAAGAAGGGTGATACATTCCACACACCCAAGGATGACGCCCTACTACAGGAGACTGTTGCGGAGGTTGTCCTTGCCAAAGCCAAACAAGGGTGGAATGGTGCTGAGAAGATTGCCGATGGACAGAAGATCATCAAGACGACTTGGTTCCCACAGATTGATGCAAAGACCAAGGAAATCTTCTGGGGTGTTGATATCCTGCTGGGGAATGGGAAGCACAAGCAACTCAACGTGACCCAAGACGAGATGGCTGAGTACGAACGCATGAAACACAACACCCCAAACTGGAGGATCCAGAAGGTCGACACCAACCAAGAGAAAGACCTAGGATACTCAATCTTCAACTGAGAAGGAAGTGAACCATGAATGAACTGGAACGGATCATCCAAGCAGGCAATACTAACACTCAACGGAATGAACGAGGATATGACTACCATGATGTGACACCGAAGAAGGTCAGTGTAGGGATTGATCAGTTCTGGGGACGTGGGAATGAAGGGTCCGTAGACGGGGTTGTCTCTGGACGGAAGGAGAAGCCCCAACTACAATCCTTCACAGTGAATGAACTTGACCATGAGAGTGAGAGAGCAGGTCGGGTTGAGGACTTCAAGACTTCTTCTGAATCCTTCAAGGCTGATGAACAGATCAATGAATCAACCAAGTTCCTTGCAGGAGTCAAGACAGGGGTTGAAGGATCGTTCCTTGGTTCTGCTTCAAGGGCTATTGGTGATTCAGTCAACTACCTGTATGACAAGTTCAATGGGAAGGTTGATGCAGACTTTGTACCTTCATTCGACCAACTGAAGGGGTTCAATGCGGATGAACAAGAAGACCTGATGAAGGCCCATTCACTTGAGAACTTCAATGATAGGGTTACGAGGATCCTTGACCGTAGACACTATCAAGGACTAGCTTCCCAACAGTCTCAAGGAATGGAAATCTTCTCGGGTCTTGTTGGTGGATTGGTTGATGCTGGACCACTGGGGAAGGCCGCTGGATTCACTGCCCGTGCTCTTCATGGTGCAAGCCCTCTTGTCCGCTATACTGCTTCATCCACACTCCCAGGTCTAGCTGCCAACACCGCACAAGCAGTCTATGACCCCTACACCCATCCAAGCCAGATCGTCCAAGGCATGATCCTTGATGCTCTTCCTGTCATGGCTTCACCAGTTCTATCCAAAGGACGCGGATACCTTGACAAGAACCTGAACAAGGCCCTTGAGGAGCTATCGAAGCCCGATGACCTGAAGATGATGGATACCCCAAGACAGGCTGTCAATGGATGGGTTCATATCGGTGACACAGTGAAGGCAACTGACCTTGCTTCTACCATTGAAGCCAATGCAACCAAGCTGAAGGGGATTGAGGACTTCTTCCCGAATGCAGATGTCAATGAACTGAAGAGTGTCTCCAACAATGCTGTGTCCCATGATGCCCTTCAAGCCATCGTCAAGGGTGGACGGATTGAGGGTGATAAGCTGATCCTCGACAACACCAAGATCAACGATTGGTTGGGCCATGATCAGGCCAACATGGCTGACTTCACTGTCCATGACAACCATGTCCTATCCAATGTCAACAACCCCAAGATGGAAGAGATTGCTTCTGTCCTATCCCGTGAGTACCTTGGTGGTCAGAAGATCATCCTTGCCAAGGGTTCTTCAGACGGTACACTAGGTCAGATGACAATGCTTGAGCGTGGAATCATCGGTATCCGTGTTGGTCAAGGGATGAGTCTTGAGACCCTGATCCATGAGATTGGTCATGCTGTCATTGCCAAGCGTCTAGGTGACCGTAGGATGAGTGCTGCTACCCGTGCAGAATTCATCAAGGACATGAAGAGGATTGCTGATTCGTTTGATCAACACACTTCTTCCAAGACCGAACTCATGGATCACTACCTGACCCGATATGGTTCCAAGAGGGACAATGGGATTGATGGTGCTGTCAACCATGCCCGTCAAGAAGACTCCATCTTCGGGAAGGTCTACAAGTCCTTGACCGCCCTATGGGACAAGAAGAGGGGTGATGTGAAGGACCAATCAGAGATCAGTGCAGTCTCATTCCAACGGTTCATCAAGAAACAGTTTGATGAGCAGAAGGTGAAGATCAGTGATGATACGGCAAAGGCTCTAGCCAATGAGTATGCTGTCTTCAAGAGCACGTCCAAGGTATCCGACATTGAAGCCAAGTTCTTCCATGAAGCCAAGGAAGCATCTTCGTCTTCACTGAATGATGTGTCTGGTCAACGGTCAATCAACCCCGATGATGTCACCTCCAACATGGCATGGAATCCTGAGACTGGTCGACTATCCAAGGACGACTACTCTGGGACTGCTGTTTGGGCATATGGTGTGGTTGTCAAGGGTGATTCCAATATCCAGAAGGCTGAAGCCAATACAGCCAACAAGATCACCAAGGATGCTCTCCACAATGCTCCATCACGGGTTGATATCAACAAGATCACCAATCCTGTCTTCCGCAAACTCTTTGGGATCATGACTTCTGATCACTGGAGTGTAAGCTGGCTATCGAACAACATGATGTCCTCTGGATTGATCATGAGGATGTCAAGCAACCCTGTTGTCCGTCAATATGCACAACTGCTGACTGAGGATGCTTCAGGTCTTGGTGGTCGTAGGGTGAAGAATGCTGCCATCATGAAGGCCAATCATCAGACCTTCATCCTTGAGAATATTGTCCGTGAGAATGAGATGGCATTCAACCAATGGGCTTCGAGGAACCAGTTTGATATCAAGGATCGACTGTCTCTCAAGGTCCGTGAACAATTCAACCGCGAACTGTCCGTTGAGATGAACAATGCCGTTCAGGGCAATCCAGTGAATCTATTGTTCAAGGAGATCATTGATTCATACTCTGCACTGTATGAGAGGATCAATCAAACTTCAGGCAGACTTCATTCTGGGTTGAAGCTTGATCCAATCAAGACCTACGGGTTCAGACCACTGAAGATCAATCAGGAAGCTCTCAGGGGATTGAATGAAGCCCAGAGGGCCACGGTCAAGGGTATCATTGTTGACCATTTGGTCTCCAAAGGGATTGGACCTGAACATGCCTCCAAGGTGACTGAAGGGTTCCTGTCTGGTGGGGTTGATGTCGAATCAATCGACCCTTCAATGCGTTTCGTCTCCAGTGACTTTGATCCAGAGACATGGACGATTGATGGGAGCCATCGTTCTGTCAAGTCTCAAGAGAAGTTCGACAAGCACCAGATCACGGCAAACATGTTCAGCAACCTTGATGTGACAATGAGGATTGATGATTCCCTATCACTGGGTGATGTTCTGGACAACAACCACCTATCCATGGCACGCCAATATGCTGAACGGATGAGTGGGCTGGCTGGGTTGAATGATGTTGGTATCGTTCACCCGAAGCTTCTTGATGCGTACATTGAGGCAGCCCATAGGGGTACAGGTGAGTACAAGGCACTTCCACGTGAATTGAAGGCAATGGAACAGGTCAAGGCAGAGATCATGGGTAAGCGCCCTGACTTTGCAGATGACATTCCATTCCTGAACAACCTTGGAACCTTCATGAGTTCTGTCCAGCTAGGTGGAGCGAGCTTCAGCCAAGCAGCAGAGATGGCCAACATCACTTCTCACTATGGGGTTGATGCAGCCTTCAAGATGTACCCTGAAGTCAAAGGGATGGTTGACGATATCCGTTCAATCCACAAGGGCGAGAAGCTGAAGTCCGATAGCCTACTCAAGGGATTGGAAGAAGAGAGTGGTGTTCTTCATGGTGTTGATGGGTACACCAACTCAACCTTCTTTGACCAAGCAGGTGTCAATGGAGACCAAGCACTGTCCTATACCAGTCAGATGGAATCCGTTGTCCGTGGTGCTGCATATGTCAACATGAAGATCAATGGTATGCGCCTATTGGGTGCTACTCAATCCCGATTGACAGCCAACCTGATCAGTGACTATGCATTGACTGCTGCTGTGAAGGGTGGTCTGGATGCCAAGAAGATGGCTTCACTCAAGGATGCTGGGTTTGATGAAGGGCTCTTGAATAGGATCAAGAATGAAGCCAAGTACACCATTGAGGGCGATACTATCAAGATGGATTGGTCTTCATTGTCCAAGGAAACCCTAGAGGACTTCAACGTTGCTGTCACTCGTGGTACCAAGCAAGTCATCCAAGGAGACCTTGTAGGTGAGCGTGGAGCATGGGTTCATAGTTCACTATGGCGTGCTGCTATGCTGTACAGAAGGTTCCCTATTGTCGCCATTGAGAAACAGATGATCCGTCAAGGTGAACGTGGGAATGTGTTCTTGGCTGCTGCTTTGGCGCAATCCTTCGCCCTTGGTAGTGTGTTCTACGCTTCCCGTGTGTACCTGAACTCCATTGGACGTGATGATGCCGAAGAGTATCGGAAGAAGCTTCTTGATCCAGAAACCTTCCCATTGATGGTCATGAACTACATGGGCCAACTGGGTATGCTCCCTGACATCTTTGGTACAGCGAAGGATGCCTTCTGGGGTGATGAGTTTGGTCGTAGTGGACTAGTAGGGAACTCATTCGCACCTGGGGTTGAATTCGCCAACGATGCCTTCAAGGCTCTTCAGCTACCCAAGATGATGCTTGAGGGTGACAATGAGAAGGCCATGAAGACTGCTAGGAGAATCCTTCCACTTGGCAAGGTACCTGGGATTGTCCAAGGATTGAACTTCATTCAAGGCACACTTGACAACAGTGATGAATGATAGCAGTCATTGTTCATAAGTACCCGATAGGGTGGGTTAATGACAACCCACCCGTTCCCTTGCAAGGAGAATTGAATGTCTTTTGACTACACAACCACTTGGCGGGCTATTGTAGGCGATGAAGGCGCGTTCATTGACCACATCAAGTCCACCATGACTGCTGTTCTGGATTGGAGAGCATCCAAGACTGGACAGACATACACGGCTGAACGGGACGAGGTTTCCTCGATTCCCACTTCAGTCACTCAACTGCTATCATGGATCACGGAGAAGCACAAGGCACGGGTCAATGGACTTGTAATTGGCAAGCTCTGGGGTTCCCCTGAGTTCCCCCTGTACAATGTCCTTCATCGCTATCCTGCTGTTGGTGACCGTACACCAGTGAATCTTGTTGGTACCGATATTGAACTATGGGTTCTTGACGGTGCAGCAGACATTGGATGGGTGAAGCGTCCTATCCGTTCCATGTTCAATGGTTCACTGTCCACCAAGCAATACCGTGGTGCTCCTGTGATGATCCTATGTCGGTCAAAGCACTACACCCCCAAGCGTGGATTGAATGAGAATGAGACCATCGAGAATACAGCCAAGCTGATCAAGACACTGGTTCTTGAGTATTGTGCCTATGGTGCTATTGGAGATGAAGAACTTCAGGCTTTGGATACTGCATCATTCGTGAATCCCGTTGGTCAGACTCCACCTAGCTTCCTTGATGCTTACGTGAAGCAGAGTGTCTTCAGTGAATTCAAGACTGAAGCTGAGAATGGGATATCCAACATTCAACATGCAGTGACTTCATTGTCTGGTGATGTTGACGCTATCAGGAATTCTACTTCTGGTCTTGATACTCTGAAGAATCAGGTTGCCTACAACAAGCAAGCCGTCTACACTCTCAACACTCAAGTCGAATACAACCGCAACCAGATTGCTTCACTTGACAACAAAGACATTGAGACCGAGAAGACCATCACCCGTCTGAGGGCTGATGTTGAAGGCTCCAAGCTTGTCACTGATTCAATCCGCAATGAGTTCTCTGGTATCCGTAGTGAACAGACAGAGATCAAGAGAGACATTGCAGGACTGAAGGCTTCTCACCTAAATCCTGATGACTTCGTGACCAAGACTTCCTTCTGGAGTACGGTTGAACAGATGCCTACCACTCAAGGTATGCGTCAAGAGATTCGGGAAGCTGTTGAACGTGTTGAGTCTGATGTAGAAGAATCCTACGTCAAGAAGACTGAGGTAGCCGAGCTCAAGAAGCTCCAAGAGCAACTGGGGGAGGTTGATGTTTCATCGTTTGCTACTAGGTCTCAACTGGCCCAGCAACAGCAGACCATTGAAGGATGGAGCAATCAACGGTTTGAACTGACGGGGGCTGCTGCTAACCTGATTGGCGAAGCCCGTCGTGGTATCACTGCTGAGACCGACTCCAAGGTGTCTGGTCTATCAGGACGGATTAATGCTGCCGTCAAGGAGACTGATGAACTACGGAAGTCAACACGACAGAACCTAGACGCACTGTCTGGCACTGTATCTGCAATGGATACACGGCTGTCTGATGGCCTTGGCAATCTTCGGTCAGAGACAGACACCAAGATCAACAATCGGATGCCAAAGCTATCTGCCTCTGATGGTATGCTGATGGTGGCTGACAATAGCGTCAATGAGAAGTGGAAGGCCAGTCACTATAGCCTATCCGTTGACAACCTGATCCATGAACGTAATGAAGGATTCATCCTCAACGGTACAGGTCGGATGACTGATGGGACTGCACGTGGTGGGTTCGACTATTCTTCAATTGCATTCAATGGATCAAGTGGTAGCTTCAGTGTTGCAGGAAACCAGACAACAGAGAAGAACATCTTCTTCACTGATCGAATCAAGCTGAAGGAGAAGATCTTCAAGGTATCCATGGATGTTAGACAGACACGTGTTGGGACCTCCAAGTTCCGTCTGAACATCAGGTGGTTCACACGATCAGGTGTTGAGATGATCAACTACCTGCGCAAAGAGCAATCCATGACTGTCAGTTCAAGTACGATCAGTGAGTGGGTGGTTGCCCCTTCTGATGCAGCCTTCTGCGAAGTAGGAATTGTCAACAGCACGGGAGCCCCTGTTCAACTGTTCACAAACATCAAGGTCCAGTTCGCCCAAGACATTCCTGAAGAGGTCCTATGGCAATTTGTTCTTGGTGAACAATACCGCCATCCGAGGTTTGCAGAGACTCCTATCTGGATCAACTGCTACATCCTGAGTCAGAACACCATCAACCTCCAAGGGATCATCAACCGTGCAGATCTTGTTCCTGTTGGTGCTCCATTCATTGGCGGTACGGCACTGCCCGCACCCCTGTCTTCACCATACTTCAATCTGGAGTCTGCATATGGTGGATTGAATCTGGTTCAGGATGGATCAAATGGTCTGAAGCTGGAAGCTCGGTTCAATTCAGCTCCACCACAAGGTCTTCGGTTGGGAACAAGCTTCAAGTCACTGTTTGACATCCGTCACTACCAGTTCAATCAATACACGCAAGTTTCACTTGCAAAACGGCCCATGGTTGGCCTCAACAACAATGGTACTACTGGATACAACGTCTGAAGGAGATACCCATGAACATCACTACCAAACAACTCGTCACCCGTCGGGATGAGAACGCCAAGTCTGATAAGCCCCTGCTGTACTTCTATGGTGAATTCATCACGAGTGCTGATCACCCTGACTACTCCAATGATCGGTGCTACTGCGACTTCATTGCTGGTACACAGAATATCATGGACAAGCCCGATTGGACCAATTGGCAATACGAGAATCCGTACATTGAATGGACCGTATGGCCGTGTCAGGTTGGGGTTGGTGAAGGCCGCATGATCGTTGATGTGCAATACGACTTCGAGAAGCCACCCGTCAAGGTTCTCCCTGCTCTGCTTGAAGAGGGCGAGGACATTGAGATGCTGTGGACGTGGTGAGTTTTGACTGATTGACTGAACTGGGGTGGTGGGGTTAATCCTCATCACCCTTCACTGGAGAACAACATGAAGACTTCTGGACCCACTCTTGATGACATCCTAGGAGAACCCCTAGGCCCTGCCATTGACCGAACCATTGCTCAACAGAACCTTCTATCCCTTGATGACGGTCAAGACGATATCACTCTTCTCAAGACGGCCAAGAGTCTTCTTCTCCGTACTATCGTCAAACAATTGCAAGAGGAGACAGCTACTCCAATGGTCATGGGTGTCCTTCGTGGATTGCTTCAGGACAATGCAGAGGCTATGACTTTGGCTGATGATACTGAAGCAGAGAAGGAAGCCATGGAAGAGGTATTGCGTCGTCGTCGTGAGGATATGGCACGATGAGCAAGAGAGAATCCGCTACCCTTGCACTGAAGAGACTTGACAAGCTTCGATACCTTCAGGAACTTCACTCTGACTGGCTATCCTTCTTGGAACAGGTGATGTACATTGAAGGATTCAAGATGGCTGCTATCCAACGGGAGATTGCTCTCTTCATGGCTGATGATGCCAACAAGAAGACAGTCATCCATGCTCAAAGGAGTCAAGCCAAGAGTACTATTGCCCGTGGGTATGCCTTGTACTCATTGATCCACAATCCACGGTTGAGGGTTGTCCTGTTCACTGGTGAGTCTTCATTGGCAAGGAAGTTCTCCAAGGCCATGATTGACCTGTTCTACTCAATGCCTGAACTATCCTTCATGCTCCCTGACAAGCGTGCAGGTGACCGTGATAGTGTTGAGGCCTTTGACATCCACTATAGCCTTCGTGGTCTTGACCCTCACCCATCCATTGCAGCCAAGTCCCTGATGAGTGGTATTCAAGGGATGCGTGGGGATATCATTCTGGCTGATGACGTTGAGACCTATTCCAACTCAATGTCAAGTGTGTTGCGTGAAGACCTGATCCAACGGTTTCGTGATTTGCCTTCAATCTGCACCAATGGACGGATCATTGTCCTAGGAACCCATCAGACGACAGAATCAATCTACAAGCAACTCCCTGATATGGGATTCAAGCAACGGTTCTGGCCTGGACGTGTTCCTACTGTTGACCAACGTCCTTGGTATGGGGAGAACCTTGCACCTTCCATTGAAGCCTTGTATGAAGATCCACTGAACCGCACTGGACATGGTATGGATGGACAACAAGGTATCCCTACGTGTCCTGAGTACCTTGGTGAAGAGGTCTTGGTTGGCAAGGAACAGGTTCAAGGTGGACCCTTCTTCCAATTGCAACACATGCTTAACCCAACTCTGTCTGATGCTTCAAGGAAGCCATTAAGGACAGAGATGATCAAGGTTGTTTCCCTCCAACATGTGAACACCCTACCTGTCGTTCTTCATACTGTGGGTGAAGAGAAGATCGGTGAGTATGGATTCACTAGGGTCCGTGTTGATCCTTCAGAGTACCAAGAGAAACCCTATGTCATTGCTACCATTGACCCTGCTTTGGGTGGTGTCAAGAGTGGTGACCGTACAGGATATGTCGTCCTTGGTGTTGTCTCTGGCTATGCGTATATCCTTGATGCTGGATCATGGAAGGGTGGATACTCTGAAGAACTCATGACTCAATGGGCTTCTACTCTGTCCAAGTACCGTCCTTCACTGATCATCATGGAATCGAATGCTGGCAATGGAATCATCACCCAAACCTTCAGACCAATCCTTCAATACTATGCACAGCAGAATGGGTGGCAAGTAGGATTGGAAGATGTCCGTGAGAGTGGACAGAAGGAAGTCCGTGGAATCAATCGTCTTGTTCCTGTCATGGGACGTGGATCATTGGTCGTCACTGAGGATGCTATCAAGTCTCATGCGGCCTCATTGGCTGATGTTGAACCAAAGCTCCGTGAATCCTTCTCTCTCTGGTATCAAATCAACAACGTCACCTATCAACGTAATTCCCTACTCCATGATGACACCTTTGACTCATTGAGTTTGGCCATTGAGAGGGTTAGGGGTCGCTTACAACAAATCATCAAATCCGATGAGGCAAAGGACAAGGCTACACTTGAGTTCCTCAACTCAATGCACAACAATGGTAGGTCCAGTTCCATCACACATCGCAATCGCAGGAGGTCATTGCTATGACTGTCAATACTATCCACGAAGTACCACCCTAACCCATACAGAGGTCAACAATGGATCGCAACCTACAAGCAAAGCTGATCGCTGCCGCCACGTCACTATCGGTCTCTGGGATCGCCAATCTCATTCAATATGAAGGATGGAGTGAGGTAGTCTACAAGGATGTTGTTGGACTTCCTACTGTCTGTGTTGGTCACATGGACCCACAATTGGTTGTTGGTTCGAGGTATACCAGCAAGCAGTGTGAAGCCCTTCTCATCAAGGACGTGAAGATCATATCAGCAGTCATTGATCGCCATGTCAAGGTCCCACTGAATATGGAGATGCGAGGGGCTCTGGTCTCTCTTGTCTTCAATATTAGTGAAGGGAACTTTGCATCATCGACCCTTCTTCGGAAGCTCAATAGTGGAGACTACGTTGGTGCTGCCAATGAGTTCACGAGGTGGGTCTATGGTGGTCAAGGTGCGAAGAAGAGGATCATCCAAGGTCTTCTTCACAGACGGAAGATGGAGCGTGCAACCTTCCTCCGTGGACTTGAACTGATGCACGGGCCTATTGAGCCACATTAACCATCCCATACCCATTCTGGAGGAATCAACCATGAACTTCCAAGATGTACCTTCTGACCTATACAAGCCACAAACCATTCATGTTGTTCACCAATCTTCTTCACGAGTCCTAAGATTCCTTGTTGACCTATTGCTTCTGCTGTCATTGGCGGCTTCTGCATATTGGTTCCCATGGGGGGGGGTATATGATGAACTGACGTATGAGAGGTACCTGCTTCAAGGTACAGGTGTTGTATCAGGAGAGAATGTTGTTTCTGTTCAGGATAGGGGTGTGGGTGGCGACTGTGACTTCAGGAAGAATGGGAAGCCTGATCACCTGAAGAAGTGCTACGGCAAACGGGCATAAGTACAAGTATCATGTTTGTTCCTTTTGGGGTGGTGGCCTTCGGGTCATCACCCCGTTTTCGTTTGGATGATTGGAACGTAGAAGTGATTAGGGCCACTGTGGAGAACATCCACAGTGGCCCTTTGTCGTTTGTAGGTTAGATTCCTACTTGACGTTTGAAGTATTCGGC